NCGTCTTCGTTGAAGTTCCTCAGCCAGCAGTTCTGGCCGATGGTTGAGGGGGAACGGAGCAGGTTCCATCCCGCCTGTGCGGCGACGACGACATTGTTCGTCTGCGAACCCATGCCGATAGTGAGCGTTCCCGTTGCACCGTTGACCGCTCGATTCCAAGCCACCTGCAAGAGATAGGGACGGTCCAGTTTGATGCTTGAACCGGCGATGGAGAGCTTCTGCGTGAGCGTGCAGTCGCTTTTGATCTGAAGCGAATACGGCGTCGGTTCGCCCTTGTGGTCGCGGTAGTAGTTGGTGCCGTCAAAGGCGAATGTGGTGCCACTCACCGCCACGGAGGAAGTCCAGCTCGTGATACTACTTGGCGCAGCGGCGGTGTTGCCGAACGAATTGAAAGAGGCGTTCCTGAGCAGGCTGTTGTTGGCGGAAAGCGCCTTGACGCGCTTCGTCGCGCCAGAGTTGCCCACCTCCAGGGAATCGGGCGGTTCCGCACTTCCTTCGAAGAGAAACTCCTCCTCATGCCGGTTCGTGCCGCTGTTCTGATCCTTCACGCAATAGGCGCGTTTGGAATCGGCGTGCTGGGCCTCGAGGTCGTATCCTCTCGCGTCCTTCTCCGCTCTCAGGATCACGCCGTTTCCGGTATTGCCGCCGTCCGCAGTAGGCGTGCCGTACGTGAATTGCCGGGACGTGATGTAAGTGGAGTTGTCCAGCATCCACTGATACAAGTGGTCGCACATCACCTGATAATCGCGGATGTTGGGCTTGCCGAGCTGGTGACGGGCGAAGTTGGCGAAGCCGGCACCGATGAGCCTTTGGGCGACGGTGCGCGCGATGACGGACGCGAGGTTGCCCCGGGCCGTTCTGGTGGCCGTACTGATGTCGTCGATGAGCGGGCCATCCCCCTCAAGAGACTGGATCAGCGTATCCTCAAGTGCGACCCAGTTCCCGCCCGCATTGACTTCCGCGAACTTCCTCGTCTCCTCCATGAGGTGAACGGCGTTCGAGATTATGGTCTGGCACTCAGCCGCGCTCGGACTCGCCACGTCTCACCTCCTATTCCTGCGTCTCGGTCTTGTCGTCCTCTTCAGCCAGATCCAGGACAGACGGCAGAACCGCCTTGCGGGAAGTCTGCCACCTCGGATCGATGCCGATGTCGTTGGCTTCCGAGAGCTTGAACATGAACACGTGGGCGGCCATGGGCTCATCTCTCGAATCGGGAACGTACTTCTTCGGCCCAGTCGGGTCCGTATTGATACTCAGGATGTAACCGGCCGCTTTCTCTTTCTTGTCTCCTTTGGCGATCTTCTCCAGTTCTTCTTTCTTGGGAGGACCGCCCATGCGCCTAAAGATCCGCTTGCTGATGCATCCGATCACGTAATCAGCTTTCGCTTTGGACATGGGAACGATGTCGCCGCGCTGAATCGTGCGATCAATCGTTGCTATGCCCTCTTCTTCGTCGGTGTCGATGCCGACCGGGGGATCGGTGATGCGTGGGAAAGATATGCCACCAAGATAGACGACCTGAAATGGAATCGACGGCAAACAGCCGACTGCGTATTCCTCCTCCTCCTCATCGGCTGGAGGTTCGGGAATCGCGAACTGGGACTTCTTGAGACCTTTAACCTTCTTGAATGCCTTTCGAATCTCGCTCTGTTCTTTCTTGGTGAACTTGACTCCACGCTTCTTTTTGGTCTTCGTCTCGGTTGCCATAGAACTATTCTCCTTTCCGGCTAACGGACCGGGGGTCGGGCACCATGCCCAACCCCCGAGCTATAGGAAGAGCAGATGAATTCTGCCCTCTTCCTCCGTTTAGGTGTTATTGATGGCGATTGCGGTATAGGGCAAGTTAATGACCCAGCCACGACGAGCGTAGGCTTGGAAGTATTCCTCGCCACGGTTGCGGGCAAAGTCACTGTTCGCCCTAGTCGCGTCATCCGTCTGCATCGCCTCAAGCTCGATCTGAGCCGTGGAGCGAAGCGGATCAGCCGTCAGGAACACGTAGAAGTCGTTCGTCGTGATCCTGGAGCTTCCCCACAACTGCACCTTGCGCGCGGCATCGCGAACGATGTTCGAGATACCCGCCTGCGTCCCCTGGACGATCTGCCCCAAGAACGCGCGTTCCACGTTCTCGGTGTAAGCAGCGCCGTAGAGGAAGCAGAGACCTTGATCGATCAGTGAGGTGTCATGCAGCGGCTCACCCTTGGTGTCCTTCATCAACAGGAACTGCGCGATTGCGCTGTAGTAGTCCGTGATGATGGTGGCCACCGTCGTACCGGTTCCGGTCAATAGGTTCCCACTGGAGACGCCGAAGCGGTTCGCACCCGCCGCGGTCGTCGCGAAGTAGGAAGCCCCGTCCGGAGCGGTATGAGAAGAGCCGATGGGAAGCACGTTCGTGGTTCCAAGCAACAGATCGAAGAACGCACGCTCATCGAGAGTTCCGAAGTGCGTGGCCAGATCGCGCACGCGGTTCATGAGCGATCGGGTCTGATCGTCCTTCCTGTCGTCCTCGTTCCATGAAATGCGCTTGCCGTATCGCCTGCACGTGACCGTGTAGGAAACGGAGTGAAACGAGCCCTGCGGGATCGTCTCTCCGTACGGCCAGTACTCGGGGTAATCGGCAGACTCGTAGTAGGCGTAGGTCTCGGTTCGCGCCTTTGCCGGGACGCCGAACTCCATAACCTTTTCGAGCATCGCTCTTGGAGCCCGGTAGGTCGCGTCGTACGTCTTGGCAAAGTGCGCCCGGACCGCCGCCGCCAGCGTTTCTGAGCTGACAACTGGGTTAGATACGGGCATTCTTGACCTCCTTTAGAGCCCCAGGTCCGTCTGGACTTCGGCGTAGATACCCATGAGGCCACCCGTACTCGCCGTGTTCCGCGTGACCTCGACATCGATCAGGTCGCCTTCGGTGAAGACGTTGGCGGCCGTGATAGCCGTCCCGGACTTCTTCGTGCCCCTCACGTTCGCGAGGAGCCACTCGATCACCCCGCCAGTCACGTTCGTGCCACCGATCTCGAGGTTGATGTCGAGGTCGGCACCCGAACCGACAAGCGGCTCGATCACGATGCCATAGACCTTGGTGATAGTGCCTTTGTGGGGGCACTCGATCCCGGTCAGCGCATCGACGGGACCGGCCGCCGATTGCACGCCGGAAATGACACCGAGAGGCCATGTGTACTGCCCGGCCCCGGCCATCGCCAGAAGCGCCATCTCCGCGAACCCGAAGAACCGCACACGGGCGAGTGACGCCGAGATGTAGCGAATCACGATTCCGCAGGCGATTCCCCTGGTCGGCCGAGTGAAGGTAAACGTGTTGTTGTCGGTGCCGGGAAAGACCCGCTTGAAGACGTCGGTAACGTCTCCGGCGAGGCCCGTAACGGGCACATCAACAACAGCCGACTCAGATGCGATCTCCAGTTCCACGTTCGGCCCGCCATCGGCAGGCGACGTGTCCCCGGTTCTCTTGTTCAGCGAGAAGCCGAGCGGGATCTGATACTGAGCGCCGGTCCATGGAAAACAACGACCGCGACTCGCGCTCGTGCCGTGGCCCGCGTGGCCTCCCGCAACGAATCCGCCCGAATACATCACCGTCGTATCGGTGATCTGGGGGGCGATGAGACCGGGGGTTTTCTTGTCTCTATCCGTGTTCTTGGTCAGTGCGGTCATGCACTAGCTCCTTTCCCCGGTAATCTCAACCATCTGAAACTTGAGGAAGTCCTCCTGGGACAAACCGGAGTGAATCCCATGAGCCTTTGCTTCCTCGTACTGATCCCACGCCTTTTGGGCGAGGATCAGCGTGCTCGGCCCGTGCTTGGCATACGCCATCACGGGTTCGGGATACGTTCCGCTCGGCAGTTCCGATGCGGGCGTACCCGGCGGAGGCGGCATCGGCTGCATGTTCTCCTTGACGGAGTTCACGTATCCGAGCGCCTTGGACTCTCCACCCTCTTCAACCATCTTGCGTAGCTTCGCCTCGACATCGGCATCGCTTCCGAGGTTGTAGGGGGCGACTTCGGACACCCATCCCACGATCTTGGCATCGAGAACCTTCTCTGCCTTCAGGTCTTCGGCGGTCTTGGTGGCGACATCCACTTTCGCCTCAAGTTCACCGAGCTGCTTGGCAAAGCCTTCCGATGCGGCGACAGCGGGACCGGGCCCTCCGCCTGGAGGAAGTTCTTCCTCTTTCCCTCCGAGGAGTTGTTCAAGAAGCATGATGATCTTCTGCGCCCACGCAGGCACCTCTTCAGCAGGAGGCCCGGCGGGCGGAGTCATCTCCTGACTCGCTTCTTTCTTCTTCACGTCCTTCTCCTCGGGAGGCACGGTTTTCTTTTCCTCTTCAGGCATAAACGAGCCTCCTTTGCTGTAAGCCACGGCGGCAGGTAAACGGTTTACCCAAGATCCAGCACACGCCGCCGCCGCTTTCGCAGGTGCCGGATATGAAGATTTCTCGCCTATCGTTATCAGCGGGAACCTGAAATACGGAACGTGATGCTCCATCAGGCTGACGCTATGAATTGTGTTGGTGCTAAGGTCCAAGATTTCGGCGCTGCAATAGGGCAACTCGTTCTTCTCGATCAGCGCGAACATTTCGGGTTTGACCGCGATGAAGTCCATGAAGAGCGTATCGACGACCTCGCCGTCCAAGAGGTGCGGTCCCACGCCCACGGGCATGATGAAGCCGACGCCCTTGACCAGCTCCCCGGGACTGCCACCGCAATAGGCGTGATGGTTCACATGGAGCGGATACAGGAATCCTTCCCGTTGACGCTTGTACTGGTGATGGGCAAGCGTCTTGTCGAGCCACTTCTTGTTAACCTTAAACGTGTCGTAGACGACGCCGCCTTTCTCGTTATCGTATCCTGCGGGGATGTTGCGTTTGTGGACAGGATAGACGGGGACACGGCGCACGTTCCAGGTGCCATCGGGGTTTTGATCCGCGCGGTACTTGCCGCCGGGGATTTCGGGATTGTTCTGGTAAGCCATGGAACTGGACGACTTGCCGACCTTGGAGATACAGTCGTCCCACCACGCTTTCGGAGGTTTCTCGTCGCGTCCTCGCCCAGCAGTTCCTCCCTTGAACCCGCCTCTTTGTTCGTCCGTGCCGTTGAACCAGATGTCCCCACAAACGGCATCGGGATCGCGAACCGCCTGAGACGATTCAGGTTTCGATTTGGCGGGAGCGCACTTCTTAATTGCGACACGTACAGCTTGATCCTGCTCCATGCCTTCGTCCTTATGGATCTTGACCTTACGGGCGATGCATTCCTGCTCATCCGGCGTGAACTTTTGGTAGGGAATGCCGAGGCGAGTGCAGGCGGCGTTGACCTGCTCCCAGAGTGTGCTCATACTTCAAGTACAACGCGAGAAGGACAGATCGTCAATAGGGTTACTTAACCGTAAGTAACGGGCGGTATCTAGGCTTGATCGGAAGCGACATGAGATTCAGGAGGCATCCCGCGAATGGTTCGAAGGAATGCGTCGTCGCGATCAATCTTTTCTTTGATGGCGCGGCGCACAAACTCCGCTTTGTGCATTCCCCTATCATCGCACTTGAGCTTCAACCGATTGTATTCTTCCGGTGTTAAGTCCACGGACAACCTCACGAACTTCCCCTTCTCTGTCATGCTGCTTCTCCTATGCTGTGAGACCCCAGACCTCGAAACCGATTCGGTTTTCGAAGCCGGGATCGTTGTAAGCTCCTGCGGGCGCGGTTGCGCGGGCGGGAATGTTCATTCGTTCGGCCTGGAAGCGATCCACCCATTCGAATCCGCAGCGGCAGTTGTAACCGGCCGGGACGCCAAGACTCAGCCAGATCGGATCTCGCTTCCTCGCCACGAGGCCATGAGCGGCGCGGTGATTGGGTCTGGTATCGGCGTCAAGCGACGCCACACGCCGAATCGCGACAATGAAGTCATCCAGCTCCGGAGAAGACGCTTGTTGCATACGCCCGCTCGCGTACGCGCTCGCAAGATTGGTTCTGAATACCGTCTCCGCATACGCGCGCGACCACGGCGTCAAGTCCTCCATGAACTTCTCAAACTCCGGAACCGCTTTCCCCGTCGCGATGTACGAACTGATCATTCCCTGAATGTGCTTGGTGAGGGAGATTTCGGACGATTTCGCAAGCGCGAAGCCATGGCTCTCGCTGTAGAGTTCCTGAACCGCACGGAATCCACGGCGCACCTCTGGAGATCGCTCTAGGATATCCTTAGTCGCCTCGACAAACTCTACCTGAGCAAGTGCTTCGGCTTCGTTGGAATACGCCACCGCGAACATGGACCCGAGAGGCTTCTTGTATATCTGTCGTCTCTGTTCCACCTCCAACATAAGCCGCCGTCGCCCGAGCACGTTAGCCCATTGCTTCGCGTCCGCGATCACGCGCCCGAGAGATGCCGTTGCATCCCGTACCGCTTTGGCTCCGCGATGCGGGCGAAACAGTTCTCCGCCTATTCTCAAGATGGCACGCTGGAAAGCGAGGGTGCGCTTGTCCCGCGCCTGATCCAATTCTTCAAGTGTTGGTTTTAGTCGAATCGGCATGCCGTAGCGCCTCCACGAAATAGCTCACGCGGTCGCTCACTTCCGGCCGCTCGCGGACGAACCACCCCAAAGGTTCCATGATGTTTGTGATAAGGCGGCACCATTCGTCATAGTCCTTGCGCGTGATGTGCAGTTCACCGAGTTCTCCATACTTGCTGCTGATGTTCGAAACAGAGATAAGAACACGGCGGCTCGCGACTCTGGCGAGTTCCTTAATGGCGCGTTCCAGCATGTGCTCTACCAAGTGCTCAAGTACATCAAAGCAGCACACGGTCTCAAATGAATTATCCGCGAAGGGAAGATAGGCGATGTCGGCTCTCTCGACGTGTTCATCGAGCGCGAGGTTCTCTACTACTTCGGTGCCTTGAATCCTCTGAAATCCGAGCGCGTAGGCGGCGCGCAAAAGCTCCCCTCGCCCACAGCCCACATCCAGAATCGACTCGTAGTAACTCGGCAAATCCTGGAGCAGTTTCACCGCAGCCTTGAAACGATCCCATCCCATCCCGTAAAGTGGAACGGTTTGGTAAACCGCCTCGTATCGGCTCATTTCTTCTACATGTTGCTTCTGATCGGGAGTCATGTCTTGAACCTCCGGCTCGCTTGTGTGTGCAAGATAACGGGTTTGGCGTCTGGAAGTTGACTTCTCATCGCATCTTCGATCCAACAGTACTCGGCCATGATGTCCCGAAATTGTACGTTTTCGGGACAGGATCGAAGCGTCTCCATGAGTCCCGCCATATCGCCGTATGGATCATCCGAGAACCGCTTCACGTTCTCGATCCATTCTCCCAAGAACGCACGCGCTTTGCTGTTGTTGGCGAAGTAGAGCGTTCCGCCCATGAACTCCAGCGGGTGATCTTTGGTGCGCTGGAATATGTGCCCGCCCACATCCACCCAGCCATTATGGAATCCCTCAAACTGCGCCGGGTAACGCAGGAAGCGCGCATCGGCATCGACGTAGAGCACGGGCAAGTGCGTGGATTCAAGCATGTGAGAGATGAATTGCGGCTTGTACTTCACGTTCGCTTTCCACGAGCCGAAGTCGGAGATGCTCTCGATGTGGTACTTGAGCGAGAATCGGCGGCACGTCTCCGCGAGCTTCTGCGCTTCGTCCTTGTACGCCGTGCCCGCCGTGTAGTAGGCCACCACGAGCGGACGGCGGATCTCCTCAATCTCGTCTTCCCACGTCGCCTTGGGGAAGCAGTCCAGCGCCGAGTCCGGGTTCAGGTTCACCACGCGAGAACGCACCTTCGGAGCTATCGCCTCGAAGCACGGAATGAACTGCCGGGAGTATACGTCATCATCAGGTCTCCACGAGTCTGGATAGTAGTTGTGCCAATGCGCGACCTTGCCCTTAACCCCTTTCATGTCGATGCCCAACAAGTAGATGGTTCCCTCGCCGCCCATGAGAATATCAGCAAGATTAAGCGCGGAGATTGCCGAGTTAGTTCCCCAGCACAGCCCTTTTCTGAATGAATCAGACCATTCGTGGCGGCCTGCATTCTCAACCACAAGACATCCAGGGAATTCCCGCCGCGCCCTCGCAGGCTGGACGTTGTGAAATATCTTGAGGCTCTTGCAATCGGGCCACCGCTTGCGGAGCAGGTGGGATACCGGCCTCTCTATCTCCTTGCCGCAAACGAAGTCCTGAAACCGCACGTCCTCGGAGAAGGCTATAGTAGGCGCTCGCACGAAGGCCGCGTTGATTCCGATGGTCAGCTCGTGCTTCAACTCATACCAGTGCTTGAAGCTCTTCAGGCTCGGGCCGCCGCCGATGATAAAGCATCGCTTCGCGCCTCTCCACGCGCCGTCCGGCAAAACGTCACTTAGCGGCGGCATCGGTGGTACGTACCCTGCGTCGCGTTGTTCTTGGTCCCAAGCGTACGGCACGGACTTCTTTGAGCCCTGCGCGGGAAATTCTGAGAATATCCCCTTCATCCGCTTGATCCCTCACCTTGGGATCTATCCTTGCCTCTCTCACCATCATCCACCTCTCTGCTTTTCCTGTTAGGCACGGTCGGCCCGTACACTACAACTGTCTTGCTATAGCACGACGGACACTTGAGTTCATCCCGAACGCTAATCATGCATTCACACTTCGCGCAATGGCCGATCACGACGCGTGCGGTGTCCCATCGTTTCTTCTGCGAGCCGTGGCCGAGCCAGAAGAAGAAACGGCGCAGGAGACGGGTGAGCCAGTTCATAGAGGCTCCTCCCGTGTTGTCTTGCTGAACCCAAAAACCTGTCGGCATCGCGAGCACGCCCATAACCTATATGACGCATCCTCTTGATCCGTAACCCAGGCTTTTCGGTGTCCCAAGATGCGACATACCATAGCCCAAAACCATCTCGGGCGGCGACGCGTTAATTGCGGTATCTCATATACCCAGACATTCGGATATGGTGCTGGCTCGAAGTAAGCGTAACCGTAGTTATCCGTGCTCATTGCCTCGCCCTCTCAATCAACTTCTTCGCCATCTCCGCCCCGCCCCTCATCCGCTGCGCCGCCCTCCATGCCGCCTGTTCCGCATCCTGCATCTTCTGATCTGCGGGAGTGACGCGCTGCTTGATCCAGACCTTGAGTACGTCCTCGATGAGCCGATCCGGTGGAGGGAAGAGCCACATGATGAGCGAGGGGTTGAACGGGCACTCGCTCTGGTCGTCCACGATCTCGAACCGCTTGACCACCCATGGCATGGGCATGAGGATGTCGTTGCCGGTCGGTTTCTTGGTTGCTCTGTCTATCTCAGGCACGACGCGGAATTGGGTGATGCGGCGGGCAGTGATCGAGGTGGCGGTCGGGGCGGTCAATTCGGAGGCGAGCTCCACCCGATCAGGGAAGACGCCCTTGATTTTATCATCTCCCACTTTCACCTGACAACAAAACTCCCCCAACGCCTGATGCGCCCCGAAGATCCAGACCCAGCCTTTATCATCGACGGTCATTTGTCTGTCTCCTTATTCGGCGGTGCCAGATTACCCGGTCTGCCTTCGTCGCTGTAGAAAACTTGTAGCGTTTCTACGTCTTTGTTCACCATGAAGGTGACGGAACTATTCATGAAGTGAAACCCACGCCCATACCACTTCCCCTCATTCCACCCGCTCTCTTTCTCAATCCTTGAGAACCCGCCTGCTGAGAAGAAATCACTGAGCATCTTAAACTCTCTGGGGCCGAGCACTACAGTCACGGCCTTTGTCTGTTCACCAACCTCGACATCGTTGACCTTCATTTCTGCTCCTCCTCGAACTGAAATCGCTTACCTGTCCCGGAAGAGACAGCAAGCGAATAATGCTCCTTGCTCCCGCACGAGCAATAGACCGTATAGTGAGCATAAGATCGAAAGAGAGGCTTGCCGTCTTCTTGATCAACAGATGCGAACTCGGGCTGTTGCTTCCACTCCTCGATCGGTGGCCACCAATCATCTTTGCAGAATGGTTGATCATCCCAGTCCGCTACTTTGAGCAACTGACGACCACACTTCTGACAGACAACCATCATTTCTGCTCCTCCTTCGGCACAAGTTCAATCTCGAAATCGTGCAGACTTTCAACCCCATCCTCGAACTCACAGGCGTAGGAGTCGAGTTCGTTGGTGAGGCTAGGTACGTCCACCAGCAACCGACCCACTTTGCCGGTTCGAAAACATCGGATTCGGCGTCCTTTCCTGAACAGAGCTTTGTCGGCACGAACCGACGTTGATGCGAGGATGGGGGGGTTCTTCCACCGCCTCAAATCGACGCGTTCCTCGATCGCCAGCTCGCCGGGTTTGACTTCCTCGAACGTCTCGTGCATCACATACAGCTTGAAGACGGCCGCATCCATCTGGAAACCGAAAGCACGGAGCAAGGCACCTTCGGGAACGAAACCGGCCGCGATGAGCCGATTGAATAAAGCACTCGCGAACGTACCAGCGTCGATGCCCTTGGCGAGCCTCATGTGCCAGATGTCCTCAAGATCAAACTCATCAACACAGAAGACCTTGCGGTGTCGGGTAGGGAAGACGTCCACGTCGATCCATGTGCTCATTCCCCACCCCCCAGGAATATCCCCGCAATCTCGTTCTCGGTGAGGACTTTGTACTTCTCTCCCTTCACCTCGATCTCGGCACCCGAGAACTTGGTCGTAATGACGACATCGCCGGGCTTGACCTCGAGGGGGACGCGGGCCGTGCCCGCTTGGTTCCACATCCCGGGACCGACCGCGAGCACCTTGGCGAGCTTGGTCTTCTCGTCGTAGGTGTTCGGTAGGACAATACCGCCCCGGGACTTTTCCTCGGCGTCCATCATGGACACGAGGATCTGACCGGCGATGGGTTGGATGGGGACTGAAGAACGTCTTGCTTTGTCCTGCTCTACTACGGTTGAACCTTTGGCTCTCATTTGCTCTTCCTCGAAAAGATAGCTCCCAACATGAACAGCGCACTCAACGCCAACAACACAATGCCCAACGGGGGCAGGAACAACAGGCACGGGATGCCGGTGATGAGGCAGAGACCGGCTATGATGCGACTGCATCCCATCAGCGAGGCGACCTCCCGCCGAGCACGATCGACGCATTCGCGTACATGACCGCCTCGCGGACTTTGCGGATTGCGATGGTGCGGTCGGGGGATGGTGGGCAGTTTCTCGTAATGAGCAATGCTAACTGCTTAGCCTCAAGTCTCATATCAATCATCGCAGCCGTCTGCTCATCGGCCGGTGGGTGATATGTGAACGCATATTGGATCTCGTCCACTATGCGTTTCGCCTCATCCTTCTTCTGTCCTGCTTGTTTCTCTTGGCTGGCCTTCTCGACAACAACTAGCCGTTTCTCGATCTCCACTTTCGCCTCAGGCGATACAGAAATTTCGGATGCGTCTGGAAACTTCTCAGGCATCATCTCTTCTCTCGTAGGCATCTGTCTTCCTCCTATAGCTATAGAACCTCAAACTTCTCCGTGAACACTGGATTCATCGGCCTGGGATCGCGGGGGTCTACGAGTGAACACGCGAGGATGAAACTGCCTGAACGCATGATCCAGTCTCCCTTGATGCCCCGGATCGTGCCGCCGTGGGATCGCACCTTCTTGCCGTCGATCTTGGTGATCACATCAGGAAGCATGATCGCAAATGGGAACTCCATCTGCACGGCCTGAAACGTCTTGCCGTCCTTCTTACGCTTCACCTGCTTGGCGCGGTGCCATGGGACTTCACTGAGTTTGCGGATCATTCCAGACCTCCTCCTTTCGCTGCTCTTGTGAGTTCCGCTTGAAGTTGCTGCATGGGGTCTTGACCGCCTATACCTCCGAAGCCGCCGGGGCCCCCTCGAGGCTGGCCGCCGACGACTTGTTCCCCTGGTTCTGCCGCCGCGTATCCAGTCTTCTCAAGAATCTGCTTCTGAGAAAGCGGCATGAACTGCGTGAGAATGTTAGCGATCTGAGCTTCCTTGATCGGATCAAGAACCTTCTGCTGGATGATGCCGAACTTGGGCATCTGAGCCGCGCCGAGACCGAGTTGCTTCAAGGGAACGGAGTTGACGTTCCACAGGAGGCCGATGACGTCGCGCGTGAGAGTCTCGGAGAGCATCTCACGGTCATACTGCACGAGCGCCTCAGTACTGTTCTCCTGGATCTTGTCGCGCGCGTATCCGCCTTTCTCATCCGAGCCGGTGACGTTGGAGCCGATGATGAGGCGGCGGATTTCGGTGTCGCAGTAAGCGATTGAGTCCATGAGCAGTTGACGGCCTTCGCCGGAAGGATACTTGACATCGACATCGTGCCGCTTGTCGATGGCGAGAACGTGGCGGCTCATGTGCTTCTGGAGTTCGTCCACGAACTTGGTTCTAAGAAGCGCATTGGTCTTGGTCTTGGCGGCAGGAAGCGTGCCATCGATCTTGGCGATGAGGAACCCACGACCCCATCGCTCCGCAGCGCCGAGAAGCTCGTTCCATAGAATCACCTTCGCCCACCATGGGAAGTAAAGGGCGTCGATGAGCCCGCGTCCGAAGGTGAGCGACTCCTCGACGTCATCGTAAACGTGCTTGATGTACCATTCCGGATGCTCGAGGTCGAACCACTCTTTCTTCTCCACGCTCCAGACTTTCTTCTGGACGAACACATTCCCGTTCTTGTCCTGGCGCGGGGCACCGGCGACGCGCAGACGATTCATGTTCTGGATGCGGGTGGGAATCCACCAGCGGCGATACTGGCCGTCTCCGATATTGAGCGTCATCACCTGACCGCCCATGTACTCCCAATCGGAGCCACGGATCACGGCTTCGGCGAGGTTGAAACGCACCGCCGCGAAGCCGGGGATGCGGCGGATCAGGTCTTCGATGATAGCCGCCGCTCTCTTGTTGATGTCCTGATCGTCCGCTGGTTCCACGTTCCACTCGCGACCCGCTACCAAGTGCTTTCGGTATGTGGTGGCGTGCTGGATGTTGGTGTCACGCCTTAGCTTCTCATAGACTTCGTAGTCGCGGTTGAGCGAATAGGATGGGTCGTAGATACGCCATCCGTGGATCATGGCATTGGTGAGCGAGTGGACGTAGAGCGACTGCGGCCCGTACGATCTCGCGTTCATGAAGCCGGTGTAGATTCCCATTAAACTATCTCCTCGAACTCAATACAGTCAGAGCCAATCATCGTATCGGGGTATCGTCCTTTAAATACATATTTATGAAACGAGCCCCAATCATAATGCTTTAGAATAAAGAGTTTATCTCCGATTTTTAGGTTCTCAGCGGGAATGTTGGCGATCAATGTTGCCGTCCTATTAATCTTAGTAATCTTATCAGGTTTCACGTAATCGCTTGCTGGGCCAAGAGGAGAACCCACATCAATCATCATCTCGTAATGGCATTCTTCACATAATACGAGTTTAACTATTGTTTCAAATCGTCCTCGAGCATATGGACATGTTCCTTCACGCGGTGTAATTCCCTCATCTATCGTTCTGCCACAAGCATCACAGCAAAAAGGACCGTCGCGCCAATTATCCTTTTCTTTCGTCCATTGATGTGACTCACGCCCCCGGAAACACAAGCAACATTCTTCTTTAACATCGCCCCATCTTGTAAGGCGCGTCTCGCACATCACGGCCTCCCCTTCGGTCCGAAGTCTTCCATTCGTCTTTGATTATACTCCCTGTACGCCTGTTCTTTCTCCTCAATCGCAGTCTCGCACCATGGCTCGTGCGGGTCGTGTCCGCATTCGCACAGCCTGCCTCGGGCGGGATCTTCATCGTCGTCGATGTGATGGAACTCGCGTTCGGACAGCCAGTTGAAGGCGTGGCTGGTGGCGTCTATGCGATCGGAATACACGCCGTCCGGGAAGTTGTCCAGCTCATCCAGATATTCGTCGTTCCAGTCTCCCTGGACGATGGCGACGTTGCCGATCTCGGCCTGCGTGGCGAAAGGCCCGGCGCGGCGAACCTTGGCGGCGAGGTGAGAGAATTTCTCGGCGCGTTCCGCAGGAGTCTTGATTTCGTAGACCATGTAACCTGCAAGATACTTCTTGAGGTTGTAGACCTGGGCGAGGCCGCCTGATCCCGGTTCCTGCTCGATGACGACGAATACGTCCTTGCCGTCGATTTGCGCCTGCTTCTTAATCATCTCGTCTCTGGAGCCCGGCGTCCAATGACCGGCGAGGCAGTGTTCGATGGTATATTCCCATGGCCTTTGAAGTGGGCCCATGCGGGACATGAGAACGCCTGCGGTACGCTTTCCCTTGGCCGACGCCGCCAAGTCCCATGCGCGTACGCGCACGAGCGCGGGAGGACGCTTGGAGATGATGCGCTCAAACCACATCCGATTGATGACTTTCCCCGCTCCCGTGATATCCCAATCTCCATTCAGGATACGTTCGCGCCAGATGGGAGGCAAGCCCAACAGCGTTCGGATGTAGGCTTCTCGGTCGATATGGGGATTGTCGTCTACCTTCGCCGGAATGAACATGCGTCCGGTTTCGGCCGGATCTTGCTTGACGAAGCGACGCTTGACGAATTCGTGCCCGGGACCGCCGGGGTTGGAAGCGGAACGGATGCGAAGCGGGATCTCAGCCATGGTGCTACGGCGTCTAAGGCGCGAGCGCAGGAACAGATACGAATTGGTTTCTTCCTCGGAATCGGACAAAGTGAACTCAGTCAATTCATCAAAGCCGATGAATTGAAACTCTGCGGAGCGGTAGCGATGGAACGCTAACTCGTAATCGAGATAACCGAATGCGATCTTGGCTGGACGGTTGGGGTCTCGGGTAGGAAAGCTCCAGGTGTGAGTCCGATCATCCCATTTTGCCGGAGTGCCGTCCAGCCACTCATGCGATCGATCGATAAGAGCCCCGGGGAGAGAAAGATCAGTGAAAGTTTTCCGCAGGATGAGGGCAGAATAACCCGGGACGTCAACGTATTGCAGCGCGGCCATGAGAAGCGCACTGCTCTTGCCCCCGCCTCCGGCTCCGCCATAGAAGACCTCCTCAATCGGCCCGGTAAGAAGAAACGCCGCCTGCTTGACGGTCGGGTACTCCGAGAAATACGGCGTCATACGGGGCGTCAGAAGCCGTGACCATTTCTCCGGATCAGCTTCGATCAACTCCCGACTTGTCGGTTCTGCCGTTGTCGCCTTCTTGGTCAACTTCTGCTTCCCCTCCGAGTTGCTTGGCAAGTTGTCTATCCTGCCCGACCATGACCTGCTGGGGTTTGCCGTTTCTGAGGATCTCGAGGATTTCTCTTAGTTCATCTTGGCCAGTAATGGCAAGAGGCATTTCAAGAGGCTTTCCGCCCGGGCCACTGTACTCAACTTTCTTCGGCGCAAGGCCCACGAGTTTCTCGATGTCGATTAAAAGGTTCCTACAGATATCCGCCGCGTCTTTGCTCGGGGGAATCAATACCGTTGTGGCTACGCCTTTGGCTTCAATTGTCTTCTCTCCGCCAAGTGCCCATTGCCACCACGCTGCAAGCAACTTCTCTTTGCGCTGTAACTGGAGATTTCGATATTCCTCCGCAGGCTCATAGATCATTTGCTCCAATAACGTATGAATAATCTTGTACACCCGTTGCTTTGTAATGCCGAACTTCTCGCCTATCTGACTGTATCGCCATCCCGCTTTTCTGAGTTCGAAGATTTCCTTTGTGCGTTCTGCGGCATGAATGTTTTTGGGGTGCGCGCGAGATCCCCCTGCTTTGGCCGGACTGCGTTTGCGTTTCTTCTTGGGGGCCATTTATACTTCTTTGCCTCCCTTGTTAGTGTACTCCAAATCTATGTCTGTCAACAACCCGTGGTAAATATTTTAGGCAAGCGGCCGGGTTGGGATCGCCGCAGATGCCCATGCCCGGACGATCCTTTTTACCGCTTGCTTGAATTTTCCTCCCCCCTCCCCCCAGCGGCTTGGTAGGCTTCAACTCGACGTTGTAATCTGCTTTCGTCCTCACATCGCTGACATTTCAGATGGCGTCCCATGACCGACCTGCACGAATGGTCCATATTCCAATGGAAGTGAGCTGCCGCCTCCACCACCCCCAGCAAAGCCTCGGCGGTAGGAGAAGGGTCTTTGAGGAATCGACCAATAGGACAAGTACTTGCGTGTTCCTCTGAGTAATTGCACCACAAACACGCATTCTCATCTTCCGACACGGCGAGCTGTTTTAGCAACCCCACCGCCACCGCCAGCTTCGCCTCGGCCTGTTGTGTGCGGGCTTTCCAGTGATCTCCCTCTTGCCGTAGCAGGGCGTTGTTGTTTGCGAGTGCTTTCAGGTCGGCCTCGGCTTTCTCGGCGCGATTCCTGTGTTCCCGCCATTTTTGTAGGCGTAACTTAGCTCGCCTCACCTCACCCTTCAATACGCCCCTGACATATTTCAACTGCCGCTCCGCTTCCTCGGCGCGGGCTTTCTGCTTTAGCTTCATGCCCTGTTCCAAGTCGCGCTCCTCACGCGCCCGGTCTCTATCTTCCTTCAACCGCTCATTCTCCTCGCGGAGCCGCCTAACGTCATCGCGGAAATCCTCGACCTGTTCCTCGAACGGTTTGAGTCGCTCGACTTCGGCGCGGAGGTGATCACGCTCGCCTTCGATGCAACAGGTAG